TTCTGGTTCTATTGGGGCCGGTACTGTAGTATCTAAATTTGGTAGAGTAGCAGGGCGATCTGGTTTTCAAATTGAACCCAATAACGATGACGCTAACATTTACTTAACCGCTAGATACGCAACTATGTCTAAATACAACCCGAGTTTAGTAGTTATACCCTCGGCGTATTCAAGTTCGGTACTATACACTTTATATGCTTTTAGCGGAAGCACAGGAGATTTTACGGTTACCAACAACGGATCCGGCAGTATAGTGAATAGAAGTGGTCTTATAGTAACCGGTTCTGCTGCTAGAGCAAACATAGCAAGACTAGATTATTATACCGGGTCTGTAGGTTCGAGTTCTTACCCTTCACTTTTAGTAGAACCTGCATCAATAAATTATATACGTGAAAGTGCATTAGGTACTGTTTCTACTAATTGGGGTACTATATTTAGTACTGCTAGAGCAACAGCCTCTATAAATACTACTGAAACCCTATCCCCGGCAGGTACTAATACTGCTTTAAAACTTACACTATATACAGGATCTCTAACTGACAGAATACGACAAAGATTTACAGGTTCAAATCCAAATCCACTTATTTCTATACTTCCTACACCCAATAATTTAACATTTAATGGGGTTAGTGGTAGTTTTTCAGTATGGTTAAAACAATCAGGTTCTATTTTAACTACACCACAGTTATTTATATCTCCTTCAAGTGAAGCCGGTCCTTATAGTGCTACTATATCTTATAACCTAACTACTGGAATTGCTACATCTAGTTCTATTCAAAGTATGTCGATTTCACCTTCTATGGATAGATACGGGAATGGATGGTGGAGATGTAGAGCGGGATTTGCTATAAATGGAACCCTGGGACCTACAGGGGTTGAAAGCGGTTCTTTAGCGTTTGGTATAACCCCAGTCGTGTCAACAAGTGCTGTAAGTCAATCTATGTACGTATGGGGAGGACAACTTGAATTAGGACCTACGGGTTCCCTACCTACTAGTTATATACAGACAACTAATAATTCATCGTCTAGAACCGCCGATGTGATTTCGGTCAGCGGAGCGGTCAGCGGGAGTATCGGGCAGACGGAGGGAACGATTTATGTGGAGGTGGATGTGACGAATTTTGTAAGTGGGATAAGATTAATAACCATAAATGATGGAACAACAAATAACCGTCTTATGTTGTTTTATGTTGGCACTAATTTAACATTTGGTGTGAATTCATCTGGCTCAACTGTTGCTACAATTCCTTTTAACACCACTACCGCTGGAATTTATAAATTAGCAGGAGCATACAAACAAAATGATTTTGTTTTTTATGTTAATGGAACGCAAGCGGGAACAGTTACAACTGGTAATGTGCCAGTCACTCTTACACGCATTGATATTGGTACAGAGCTTGGATTTAACCTTTTTAACAACCGCATCCGTGCCGCCGCCCTCTACAACACAAGGCTGACCATCCCCCAACTCGCCGAACTCACATCTACCTCCTCCGGATTCTTTGGAATATAATTTAACATACTATGAATACATTTAGAAAATACTCATTCAACCAAGTAGATATACCTCCAATAATGGGGACATATACTAAATATTCATTCAATCAAGTAGATATGCCCCCAACTTATTCCCCCACAGAAACTAATCCTGCGGTGTACGATGAAGAAGGAAATTTAATATCACCTGAAACCCCTGTCGAACTTACACCCGGTATATACCGTACCCCTCAACAAGAATACGAATATCAACTTACACAAGTTGAATCTGGGTGTTCTATATCTCATATTTTAAATTTAGGTAGTATTGAAAACACGCCTGCAATTTATGAAGATACTCCAACTATTGTACCTGCTGTTTTTGATGATGAAGGTCACATGATATCTCCTGAGCAAACCTATTATGCTTTAGTTACTCCTGCAACTTATACAGGGTATACTGTGGGTATAATATGGGAAAATACCCCGTCTACTTATTTATCCCAATTTAAGGATACCCCAAGTGAGATAGAAGGAATTGTAGTACCTGGCATATACCGTACTCCTCAACAAGAATACGAATACCAACTTTCACAAATTGAACCTGGGTGTTCTATATATTCAACTAAACCTTTAGGTCCTATTGTAGATATACCCGGAGAATACGATCAAGACGGTAATGTGATCACCCCTCCTACCTATCATCCGGGTTACGCTGTTGATATTTTGTGGAATGGGCAACCATCTACATATTTATCTCAATTTGAGGTTTGGCCTTCGGGTTTAGGAGTTCACACGTGGTGGGGTTTTGAATCGCAATATGAAGAAGCTCGCAATATGTATAAACAAACCAACTTATGAAAAGTTTACAAAACCAATATAACCAAATAAACGAAGGTAAAGGACACAAAGATGTATTCTTAAAATCAGCTCGTAGATTATTCCCGGAATACATCACTAATTTTGCTACATATAAAGAAGCAGCCTAAGAGGTAATACCGAATCCAGGAAACTTTCCTCAATTACCTGAAACCTGATTGATAGTTGCTATTCTTAAAGTGCTTACATATACTACTTACATTATAATTAAAAAACTATTTTATGGACAACCTATCAATTGAAGATCGAGTTTTTGATTCACAGAGTTCACTTACATCTGATGAGTTTGCGCAGTTACAATCTGTTCGCGAACTACAACAAGCGCTTGCTGCAGAATTAGGTCAGATTGAATTTAATAAAATTTTACTTGCGACTAGATATGAGGAGATTCAAGTTAAGATATTAACTCTTCAGAAAGAGCAGCAGGTTTTCGTACAGGGGCTGAATAATAAGTACGGCAATATCTCAATTAATATTGAAGATGGTACTTTCCAAAGAACTCCACAGAATTCTTAGGAAGTGTATATTAACTATTTAAGATCTCGTTCAATACGTTAATTTCGCTCTTAAAAATTTCTCTTTCCATTTTTACCCTAGATCTCTCAAGAGCTCTAGAGATAAGCGTGATCAATTCACCGGAAACCTGTATACTCAACTGGTTTTCGTAGGTATACTTATGGTTTGTTATCTTAATGAAGTTATCGCTAATTACTACAAAAAACTTTTTATCCCCTGTCTGTAAGTAGTACCTACCGGAAGGAGCCATTAAGTATATAGTATCTGGTTTAGATAATAGTTTTGCTATAATTTTCTTTGCTAAAATATCTGTTTCTGTTAAGGTATTTGTAGCATAGAACTTAGTAAAAACCTTAACAAAGAGCCTATTACCGTATACCAGTAATCTCTTAAACTTGTAGGAAATCATGTTGAAATTTATTTAATATATTATAAAATACTTAACAGTAATTATCAACTAAAAGTAAGTGGTCTTGTTATCAATCCGTTCATATATTCAATTATATTTTAATTAAATTAAAAAAGAAAGTAATAAAAAAGTAAAGTATTTAATAGATAATTATATATAAATAATTATAATAAGTATACAGATGCGTAGCCTTTTTGTAGTTACGTATCTATATTAAAGTAAATTAATTAAACACTATGAGAAATAAATTATTAGTTGAAAAGAAATTAGAGAAGCTTGAATCCATGATTAGTAATATTCAGTTTAGTATTAATCGGGGGGAAAGAGATAGTGCGTTAAGGGAGACGGATTCGTTGAGAGATCAATTAGAAGCTGTTATAGCTCTTGTTCAAAACGAAGATCAGGATGAAAGATACTAGTATAGAGTTAACTGCTGAACAAATTTCCCAGAATTGGGAAAAACTGTTAACAATAGTTGAAAAAAAGATTACCGGGGAGAGGAAAGATAAGCTTATAGCACTTTACCGTAAATTAGAGGATAGGATGATATTTGCTCCTGCTTCCGGTAAAGAGCATTTTCATAATGCATTCCCGGGAGGTTATGTAGACCACGTAATACGGGTTACCTTATGCAGCCTTAAGGTGAAGGCTTTATGGGAGGAGATGGGGGCGGTTATTGATTTTACGGACGAGGAGTTAATATTTTCAGCTCTAAATCACGATCTCGGTAAAATTGGATCTCTGGAAGAAGACTGCTACGTAGAAGAGACTAGTGATTGGCATAGGAAAAATCAAGGATCTGTGTATAAGATTAATACTAAATTAGATTTTATGCTTATACCAGATAGGTCACTGTATCTGTTGCAGGAGAGCGGTATACAGGTTACTCAAAAAGAATACCTAGCTATTAAATTACACGACGGTACCTATGAAGACGCTAATAAACCTTATTACATATCCTTTAACCCTGATTCTAGATTAAGAACTAACCTCGTCTACGTATTACACCAGGGGGATTTTCTTGCTTCGAAAATAGAATACGATTCATGGAAGGGTTCTAAGAAAGAGACTATACAATCCGCTAAGGAAAGTAAGCCTGTATTAAGTGCTAGTAAGGGTGCTAAGTTGGGGGAAGGGTTTAAAGCAATACAGTTTTAATTTATGATAATACTAACAATTGTACTTAGTATTCTGGTAATTCTGCTTATAGCAGTAATTTACAACCTATTACAGAAAGTTGAAAAGCTAGAAGATATTATACTTCGGTCAGATAACTTTTATACCGATTTAAAAGAGATAATCAATATGACTTCAAAAAAATTAGAAGAAATTGATGAAAAAGGGGCTTTTAATAGTGACGATGAGGTAGGGTGGTTCTTTACGACTGTACGAGAATTGCAGCAGGATATCGACAAGTACGTCGAGCAATCTTATGCCAAAGACTCTAAACAGTAACATTTACTTTACACAAGAAACTGAAGATGCTATCGTAGCTTACAATAATTCTTTAGATCTCCGGGTAAAAAATAAAATTTTTACAGACACTATCTACCCGGCGTTCTATAAGCTCACTGAGAACATAATACATAAGTTTAAGTTTTACTATACCGATGTTGATGATATAGCAGATCTTCAACATGAAATAATAGTATTCCTCCTCGGTAAGATGCATTTATTTGACCCCAGTAAAGGAGCTAAAGCGTATTCTTATTTTGGAACAATCGTCAAGCGGTGGTTGATTGCGTACAATGATAAAAATTATAAGAAGTTAAAAAAAGAAATAGAAGTAGATCAAATAACAGATGATCTTAGTTCAGAATACCAAACCGAATCTAACCTTTTTTATGAGTTAGATGAAGAGAAGCCTTATGAGACTAGAGAGAAGCTCGAAATCTTTGTCGACACCTTTACAACTTATTTTAGCGATAACCTCTACGTACTATTTCCGGATGAATACGATCGCAGTATTGCAGATTCAGTATTGGAATTATTTCGAAAAAGAGAAAGTATAGATATTTTTAATAAAAAGGCTTTGTATCTCTACATAAGAGAAATAACCCCAGCTGCGAAAACAGTACATATTTCAAGGATTACTAAAATACTAAAAGAAGTCTTTTTAGTTTCTTATAACGGGTACATAGTTACAGGTAATTTAACTTTTGATATTTATATAAACCAAGCCTATGAGCGACTTTTTAGAGAAAGAGATATTCGGTAAGAAAAAAATGGCCGACCTCTTCGAGGAAATATACGATAACAGTAAAAAGAAATCCAAACAGATATCTGCTTTAATTACTGAACTTAAAATTTTAATTGAATCTACTCAAGATGCTTCTATTATTGTACCGTTAATCGTACAATACCTAGACGTATCTGTTAAAAACGACGACCACTTAATTAAGATTGCAGCTATTCTACAGAGAGCAATGCAAAAGAATGAAGGTAGTGGTAGTGATTTTAATTTAACCGAAAAAGAAATAGCACAGATTCAAGCAGAAATAAAAGGCTTTGAAAGTAAGCGATGAGTAAAAATATTACGCTTAAGAGTGTTAGGGTAAAAGCGATTGTATTAGATGACTCTAATAAAGAGTTATTTGATTTAGTAGGGGAGTGGAACGGGGTTGGTGTTATTTTCTACGATGAAGTAAATAACCCTAGCGAGATAGAAATAAATAAGTTAAGTCAAGCAAGGCCATACTTTAGTAACATAAAGAACTATCCATTGGTTAATGAGATAGTATACATAGTAATGCTTGCAGATGATAACATACTTAACAATTTTGACAGTGTTTCTTCATATTACGTATCCCCTATAAACATATGGAACCACCCTAATCATAACGCGCTTCCTGATTTATTTAAAAGAGATATAAAAGAGCTCCCAGAAGAACAGAGAAACGATTACGAGTTAGTTAGAGCGGGAGTTGTTAATAGGAGAGTAGCCGGTGAAGAGGGCACCGGTATTTACTTGGGATCAACTTTTAAAGAGAGTAGTAAAATCAATCCACTACAGTCACAGGAGGGAGATGTTCAGGTTGAAGGGAGGTTCGGGCAATCAATAAATTTTACATCAAATATAGAGACTCAAGCACCGTTAACGGTACTCAGGACGGGACAGGATCCAGGTAAAACAGATCCACCCTGGGTGTGTCTCCGTGAATCTATTAATCGAGATCAGAATATATTCTTACAGAGTGTTGATTCAAAAATAGACTTGCAGGTTGATTACAGTGGTAAAGGGCTAGGAGAAACTAGTACAGCTAATTTTAATGCCTTCGACCGACCTCAGACTATTGTAAACTCGGATAGAGTTGTTATTTCAGCAAAGAAAGATAGTGTACTACTTAACGGAGAAAAATTAATTGACCTGTCGTCAAACGGAAAAACCTATATTGAAGCAAAGGATGCAGTAATTGTAACTGGAAATAAAGTGCATTTAGGAGGAAGTAGTGCTGATGAGAGTGTAATACTTGGGGATAATTTCCTGACAGATGTTAAGAACTTAACTACTTCATTATCTACGGCGTTGCAACAAATAGGGACCCTACTGGGAAACCTAGGAATACCAGTAGCAACTCCAGCATTAGCTAGTCTTTTGGATGCTAGTATTAAAGCTCAAGCTATTACAACTAAGATCGAACTTAAAAGTTACCAATCTGATACAGTAAAGGTGCGTAAGTAATGTCGATACAAACTACAATAATTAATTTAGCTATACAGCAGATTCAAGCAGCGTTAAACCTTGAACAAAGAGTCTATGCACTTGTAGACAAGTATAAAGATTTAGCAAAAGAGAACGCTAAAGAATTATGCCCAACTCAAGATACCTTAAAAAAGCTGCTACAGTTTAAGATACAGTCCCAAAAGACTCTAGACTTAACGTTAAAAAAACTTGCTTCCTTAAAAAAAGTTACAACTACGGTACAGAACGTAACAACCATACTCCAGCCGCTCACTTTACTTTTAAAAGCAAATCCAGCTCCAAGTATGGGGACAACAGTGGGTGTACAGACAACAGCTAGCGATACATTAAAGAATATAAAAGATACTATTAAAATAGCTGGCGGAACAGCAATCAGTGCGAACTTATTAATAACCTATATAGAAGGTAAACTAACAAGTATTCAGACCGCACTAGGTAAATTAGATTTAATTCTATCTATATGCGGACCGGAAAGAGGGTTAAAGAACTTAGGAGCTATTGCCAATACGCAAGCTATTGTAGATAAAGTAATAACAGAGCAAGAGAGAGGACAGCCTGTTGATTATAGGGGGTATACAATAGTTATTACTGTTATTGAGAATCGTGCAGATGGGTTGATAAGGCGGCAAGCTAGAGGGGTAGCTGGTGATGGAATGGTAAAATACTACTCAAAAGTAAGTTTTGCTACGGATGATCAAGTATTAATTGATAACGTAAAAATTCAAATAGATAATTCGTTTTAATATATTTATAACATATGAATACTCAAGAATTTAAAAAAATCGTAAAAACTGCCGTAAGAGAGGCAATTCAAGAAGAATTGAAAGATATCTTGTTAGAAGCTATTAAACCTAGCAGCAATACAATTACTGAGCAGAAAAAAACTGCACCGTTAAAAACACCTGCCCCGGTAAGTACCCCTGCTGAAAGCTCTCAAGCAGATATCTTAAATGATTTATTACTTGAAACTGCTCAGTCGGGCAACTGGAGAGGGGCACTTAACATGTCAACCGAAGATATACCCGCTGATGCATACTCAGGTGTTACAGATATGGGGGGACTTCCAGCTGGAGAAGTTCCATTAGACTTGATATTAAAAATGACCAGTGGCGGTAGAGGTTAAAAATATAAACCCTCTAGACCTAAGAGCTTCTACCGGAGTCGGAATAGGTATACCTTTTTCGGAACAAGGAGGCATCGGTATTACATACACAACGCAAGCAGCTACTAAGTCAAACTTAATTAACCTGTTGTTAACGAATAGGAACGAAAGAGTTTTTAATCCGCTTTTTGGGGGAGCAGTACCGTCGTTTATTTTCGAATCAATAACAGAAAATAATTTAAATGCACTACGGAAAAGGGTCGAAGATGTTATTGAGGCAAATTTTCCAACTCTCGAAGTAGAAGACATAATAATAGAAGCTTCAAATCCAGATAACCAGACAGTTTACATAAATATTCGGTACAAGTTTAAAACAACAGGTACTACTGACTCAATTATACTAGCTTTAACCAGTTAATAACAACAATGGCACAGACCAGTAGGAATATAAACTATATAACAAGAGATTTCGATTCACTTAAGGAAACTCTGGTAGATTACACTAAAACGTACTTTCCAAGTACGTATAACGACTTCTCTCCAACATCCCCCGGAATGATGCTCATAGAAATGACTGCATACGTGGGGGACATCTTATCGTTCTACTTAGATAATCAAGTACAGGAGACATTCTTACAGCATGCAAGGCAGCAGGAAAATATCTATTCATTAGCATATATGCTAGGTTATAGACCTAAAGCAGCAGCAGCAGCTGAAACAACTATAACTTTTTCACAGAGAGTACCATCTATTGTATCCGGAACAACCACTATACCCGATTATAGCTATTCATTACTCATACCGCAAAACCTAACAATAAACGGAACCAACGGTAATACGCCCTACCTAGTGCAAGATTTTGTAGATTTTTCTTTTTCTTCTTCCGCCGACCCAACGACAGTATCCGTATTCCAGATAGATAACTCTACCGGACAGCCGACACAGTACTTGTTAACAAAAACAAGAAAAGCAATTTCCGCAGAAATAAAAAGTACTACTTTCAGCTTTGCAAGCTCTGAAAGATTCGCTACAAGAACTATTACAGATGTTAACATACTCGGTATATTAGATATAACAGATGCAGCAGGTAATGTATGGTACGAGGTCCCATACTTAGGGCAGGAGACAGTTTTTACAGAAATCCAGAATAAAGTAACAACAACCCCAGGTACAGCGGGGGATGTAAGTCATCTATTAAGACTTCAGAAGCAACCAAGACGTTTTGTTAGTAGATTTCAAAACGAAACTACTCTGGAGATTCAATTCGGAGGAGGTACGGTTAGCGACTCAAGTGAAGAGATAGTACCTAATACCAATAACGTAGGCTTGGGTATTACGTTTAAGAAATCATTATTATCAACAGCGTTTGATCCAACTAATTTTTTATATACAAATACCTACGGCATAGCACCAAGCAACACAACGTTAACAGTCCGGTACCTAGTAGGAGGGGGAGCCCAAAGCAATGTACCCGCTAATACATTGACAGCGATTCCTAGCAAGACAGGAGTAACATTTATAAATACACCTACTAACGCATTAGCTTATGCGCAGACTTTTTTTGACTCGCTAGAGGTAAATAATCTGATCGCTGGAAGCGGAGGAAACGACGGAGATGATCTAGAAACTATTAGGCAAAACTCCCTTAAAGCATTTGGAGCACAACTTCGCACAATTACACCTAACGATTATCTAGTACGCGCTTTATCTTTACCCCCTAGTTACGGAACTGTAGCTAAAGCATACATAACTCCAACCGTGACATCTAATATGAGTGTAGGCGATTCAACAGCAGTCTTAGACCTATACGTATTATCTTTTGATGCTGACAAGAGATTAGCAGCCGCTTCAAACAATATAAAAACCAACCTAAGTACCTACCTCTCCCAGTACAAAGCAGTAGGCGACAAGGTTAACATTAAAGATGCTTTCATTATAAACATTGGAGTCGAGTTTGACATATTAACATATCCAAGTACTAATACAAACGAAGTTTTATTCAACTGTATCACCAAGGTGAAAGAATTTTTTAATGTAGATAATTGGGAAATTAACGAACCTATTATTCTAAGAGATTTGTATGCGATTCTGGATTCAATTAGAGGCGTGCAAACTGTTAAGCAGGTTAATATTGTAAATAAAGTAGGTGAATCTAATGGTTACTCCCCTTACGCATACAGTATTGATGGAGCAACTAAGAACGGAGTAATATACCCTTCTCTAGATCCTATGATATTTGAAGTTAAATATTTAGATAGCGATATTAAAGGAAGAGTAGTAAGCTTATGAGTAAAGTTAGTATTGATTTAGTAAAGGAAGAGTTTAAGAAAGCTCAATTCACTAAAGTAGTTGATACTCAATTTACTCAACTACTACCCCCGGTAGCTGCACCTGCTGTAGAACCTACAGTTAACGATCTTTTTACCTTGTACGATAAGTTATTTTATGACATACCGCCAACCGGTACAAACTCACATACCGTACTTATCGAAAAATCTTCTGAATTTATTAACTATAAGGATCAAGATAAAACCATTGAAGCGTTACTAGAAGAAATAAACAGTCTTCAAGAGCAGATTAACGACTTAACTCAAGAAAACCTTAAACTACAGGTAACACTTACAGGCAATGGCTAATTATACAGTTACTCCAGTCGATACTACTGCTGAATTAGATCCGAAAGATGTTGCTATTCTTGAAGGAACACCAGCTCCCGGATACTTCGTACCTTTTGAGGATCAGGTAAAAGTAACAATAACCGACTTAGCTGGAAACCTATACCAGTTCATAGATAACTACACGGTATATACGGTTGAAAACGATACATTACTGTCACAGAAAGGAGAGTATTCTCAGATAAAGCTAGATTTTGATAAATTAAACGAATTTTTCAGGCTATCAATAGGGGAATATTTAGTTAACTTTACCTTTTACCGGCCGTTACTAGGAAGTAGCTCTACTCGGAAATACTTTGTATCCGAAATATCAAGCGATAGAACTGAATTAGAACTAAACGGAAATCTACTAGATAGTCCCGAAACTATTGAAGCAATCCTTAAATTCCAACAAGAGATAAATATTTCGAGCACGGTTATACCGTTCTACTTGGAGTTTGATAACACGGTAGTATCAGCAGTAAACTTACTTTATACACAGAACAAAAAACTGCTGATTAAATTATATCAACCGTTAGAATTAAACGTAGCTGTAAAAGATTTATGCAAGGTGTACTTGAGAGTTGGAGAACCCGTAGCGTATCAACTGCAGTTTGAACCAGACTTATCTACTTTTACTGAACCGGTAAGGTATATAAAATTACCTAATTTTAACCTCGGAATAAAGGATAGGCTAGCAACTAATGAAAGCTACCAAAACTTTAATACACTCTTAACAACTTATTCAACAAGCTCTTTAGATCAGATTAAATCTATACTTGACGAAAAAGATGTTGAATTAAATATAGATTATACAAATTTTGCTAATTTTATACATTTTTCATCCGCAAAAGAGCGGGTATTGAATTTTTATGTTAAAGTATCAGCAATTGAATACTACAAGCTACAGTTAGGTAAGATAAGTTCGATTACTGGGTCAACAAGTGCATCTTTTGCAGTAAGTCAAAGTAGAATTTCACTTGAGAACTCAATAACTAACTACATAGAAAAATTTGACGGATTCGAGTACTATATGTATTACGAATCAAGCTCATACGCCTGGCCTAAGACAAATACAACACCCCCATTCAACCTATACTCAACAAGCTCTGCTCTGGCTCAAACTTGGCTTAATACGAGATTAGTATCTGCTTCATTCTACGACGATTTTAACTCAGATGCCCTAGTAAACACACTGCCAGAGTACATCAGGCGGGATGATACAAATACACCCGGCCTACTTCTAGTTAATATGCTAGGCCAGTTACTAGATGTACTATGGGTGTACACAAAAGGGGTGACTGATAAGCTAAACGCAGATAATAGAGCGGATTACGGAGCTCCAAAAAAATTAATGGGGGATATCCTAAGATCGCTAGGAATAAATACGTATGAAAATCAATTTTCAAATCAAGACTTATTTACTAGCTTTACCGGGCTAACACCTACCGGGCAATTGAATTACCCTACCGGCAGCGAAAAAATAACCCGATACGTTACCGCGTCAGCGGGTATGACAACTGAAGACTACCAAGCTGAAGTATATAAAAGATTATACCATAACTTACCTTTGTTATTAAAGAAGAAAGGGACTGTAGAGGGGATAAAATTACTATTAACTCTATTTGGTATACCCGACACTATACTAAGGGTCAATGAGTACGGGGGAAAGGATAAAGTTAACGCTAACGATTGGGATTATTGGTACAATCAATACAATTATACTTATAAACAAAATGGTAATAACTTTATCTCATCTTCTTGGGGCCTAAACAGCACATGGGGGGCACCTAATAACGTCCCCGCAACTTTAATGTTTAGGTTTAAAACTAATGGTTTACCTACATCTAATATTCCCTATTCTCAAAGTTTATGGATTAGAAATGATGGATCAACCCCTTCAGAATATGCTACAAGTTTAATAATTTTATCCTATAGTGGATCAGGGTATGCTAGTGCCTCATATTCAGGATCAAGCATAGACCCATATTATCAATATGCTACTTTATCTTTTCTTCCCGATTATCATGCAGGGTCGGGAACTGGTGCTTATTCTGCTAGCGTATATCTTCCATTTTTTGATGGAGGGTGGTGGTCTGTAATGGTAACTAGTGGTAGCGGAGGATTCAACTTATACGCTAAAAATTCTATATATAATGGATATGATGGAAGCCAAATAGGATTTCAAGCCTCAAGTAGTATATCAGGATTTCAAAATGGTTGGATGAATGGGGTTGCTAATTCGTGTAGTTTTGGTAGAGGGTTTACAGGATTAAATGTTATAGGTAAGGGTTCAAATTGGAATAGTTTTTCAGGCTCATTCCAAGAAATCAGATACTATAATACTCGCATAAGCGAAAGTGTATTTGATGATTATGTAATGAATCCTAACTCCATTGAAGGAAACGGAACAAATCAAGGACCAAACCAACTTGCCTTTAGAGCATCTTTAGGTGGAGAATTATATACAGGTTCAACTTCAATACATCCTAAAGTAACCGGATCATGGACTACTACTTCATCCTTTACAGGTAATAGTAGCTTTTTTTATAGCGGATCACCTTTATTTGTAGCAAACTCACAATCTGTATTTTTTGATCAATTCCCGGCGGGTATAAAAAACCCTATATCGGATAAAATTAAACAGCAGACTGTTCTGTTACCTTATAGTAGTAGTTTACCCAACATACCCGATAATAAAACCCTATCCCCATTTGATACAATACAACAAAACTATTCAATAAGTCAAAGTTATACAAGAGATGTAAATTACATTGAAGTAGCATTTTCACCCCAAAATGAAATAAACGATGATATTACTTCACAAATCGGTTTCTTTAATATGGGGGAATATATTGGTGATCCTAGATTAGTATCTTCATCAGCTCAATCTTACTCCGATTTAGACACATTACGAAACGAATATTTCCAAAAATATATCCAAAATTATAGCTATAATGATTTTATTAGATTAATTAAGTATTTTGATAATTCATTATTTAAGTTAATCAAAGATTTTGTACCTGCTAGAGCAGGACTATCAACCGGAGTTGTTATAAAGCAACATTTACTGGAGAGAAATAAATACCCTACCCCTCAAATGACCACTCGAACCCCTATAGCAACACAGGGGAGCGGAAGCGGTGATATAACCTGGAACTCACCATTTACATTTCAAGATCTACAAATCTCAGGAGCAGGAATCCAAATGTATACAGTTACCGGAAGTAATGCTGGTTCATTTCCTGATCTAAAAGGAGCAACTTCAGGTGT